GGAAGGTGTTACTACTACTAGCATTATTACTGTACAACAACAAATTGACGATTACGAGGCACAAAAACTAGCAAGCAAGCGTGAGAACATGGTTGTTACTATGCGTCAAGCACGACTAGCGTTGTCTCAGGCAGGCAAGCTAACTATGGTTAACGATGCCATTGCAGTCATGGATGAGCCTGATAAGACCGCTGTGTCTATTGAGTGGGAGTACGGTTCTACAGTTGAGCGTGTGTCTCCTTGGATTGATGCTATGGCTACTGCACTAGGTATGACAGGTGTAGAGATGGATGAGTTGTTTGAGTTGGCAGAAACTCTCTAATGAGTACTGAGCAGCGTCTTGACCGCATAGAACAAACTTTAGACAAATTAAGTACGGCGATTTCTGATATGGCACGTATTGATGAACGTTTGTTGCATGTGTTTAAAAGTTTAGAGAGGCATGAAAAACGTTTAGACGAGCAAGAAGATGAAGTACGTGAATTAGAAAATGTAGTTATGTCAAATTCTAGCTCTGTTAAAAACTCAGAAAGATTTTTCTGGATTGTTGTTAGTGCTTCTATATCTCTTGCTGTTTACATGATGAGGTAGTCTATGTGGCAAACGCTCCTATCTCCTATTGTTACTTTGCTAGGTCAGGTTCTAAAGAACAGGTCTGAAGAAAAGAACGCAGTACATAAAGCAAAAATGGAAGTCATCAAGAACACAGCATCTTGGGAACAACTCATGGCAACTGCCAGTGCTACCTCTTGGAAGGACGAGTGGTTTACGTTGTTGCTCTCAGCGCCTGTAGTTGCCGTTGTGTGGGGTATTGGAATGAATGATGTAGATATACTAGACCGCATTGGTCTTGCCTTTGAGGAGCTTAACAGGCTTCCTGATTGGTATCAGTATTTGTTATTCATGGCAGTATCTGCCTCCTTTGGTATACGTGGCGCTGACAAGTTGCTTGCGTTAAAGGGTAAGAAATAATGGCTACACAAAACCAAATTAACGCTCTGTACAAGCAGTACTTAGGCCGTGATGCGGAAAAAGCAGGCATGGACTACTGGCTTAGTTCATTAGAGCAAGGTGCTAGTTTAGCTGATGTTGAGTACAACATTGCTAATTCTAACGAAGCACAGAACTATACAGTTCAAGAACAGTTATCTAAAACAAATATGTTGTCTGGTAAAACATCTAATGTTACAACAGACGATGAAAAAATTGCTCAGGCGCTAAACCTTTTAGCCAACTCTCCTGACACAATGAACTTGGGTGCAGCAAACGCCTTAAACGACAACCGTCCTGATTCTGTTATAAAAGGAGAAGACGGTCAACTACACAATACTAATGCTACCCTAGATGCTAACGGTAACTGGAGTATTAATCCAGATGAGGAAGCCGTTTATTACTTTACTCAGCCACTAGAAGATGATCGTTATAACAACTACGGCGAAGCTAGTGAAGACTATTCTCATAACTATGGGCAAGGTAATTACTACACTGAAGAGGAAATTAAAGAATTTTGGGATGGTGATAAAGGCACTGGTATGGAGTTGTTCAAAGAACAAAATCCAAATCTAAGCTTTAACGATTACCTTTCTTTTGTTAAAGACTCAAACGAAGCATACATAGACAACCCTAATGCTACCTACGCAGATAATCAACAAAACGTAGATGCTCTAGCTAACGAGTACGGAATTACTACAACCTATGCAGATAGCGATGGTCAACTATGGGGCTTTAACGGTAGTGGCTTAAGTCAGACTAAATTTGTAGACACAAGCTTTGACTACGGTAATCTTATTATGGGGGCCGCAGCAGCAGCGTTAACAGGAGGAGCCGCTGGTGGTTCAATTAGTGGTTTATTAGGTGGGGGAAAGTTAGGGTTAGCAGGAGCCGCTGGTGCGTCAAGTGCGGTAGGGCAGTTAGCTGCTACTGGAAGTATAGACCCAGCACAGACCTTAGCTAGTGCCGTAATAGGAGGAATAAACCCCGGTGGAATGCTTGCAGAAAGCTTCACAGTCCCAGATAATGTTGTTGGTGGTTTTGTACAAGGTGCTACTAATGATTTAGTTAGCAACGCTATTACCCAAGGAGAACTTGATTTACAAAGTGCTTTAACTAGTGGTTTAATAGGCGCTGGAACCAATGTGGCAACTGATCTTTTCTCTGATCCTTCTATTGAAGACGAAATGGTGAGAATAAGGGAGTCTAGGGCTGCTCAAACTCCACCATTACCTCCTCTTACGACAGACGAATTATATGCGGCGGCCACAGGTACTTATTTAGTTCCTTCTAATACATCTGGAAGTGGCGTTGGTCCTCCTTCATTTACAGGGATGACACAGCCCGGACAATCTAACTTAGCTGGTCTAATAGGTCCGGGAGGGTTATTTCCTTCTATTGATCCTATAAACACTACAGGATTAAACACACTACTAGGCGGTGGAGCCTATGACCCATCATCCGTATTTAAAGATGCTCAAGGAAACCGATATACGGACACACAACTCTTAGGCATGGGTATTAGTCCTGCTGACGTATATGCTGGCGCTGTTCCGGGCTTTACAAGTTACACAGCAACACCTCAAAATACAATCATTGGGGACGCCTTTGATGCTATTAAGAATGTTCCCGGCATTTCTCAAGTAGTTGGAATAGGTTCTGAAATTCTAGACGCGGCTGGCAATCAACAGTTTCAAAGTACGTATGGCTTTACCCCAGAAGAGTTTCTTGCTACTCCGGGAAATACAGTAGCGGATCTTCAGCAAATAGTTGCATATGGCCCTCTTGATGAGCAATACAACTTTTCTGATAATCCAAGAGGAACCTCACAGATAGTAGGTCTTTTGTCTGGTATTCCGGGCCAGTACTCTACGGGTGCTAACAACCTAGTTAATACTTATGGCGATTCTACGGGTGGTACAGCATATATACCAGACGCCCTTACTATAACGAATGTTCAAAATGATGTAGCAGCGAACACAGCAGCAAGTGCAAGTGCAGGCTCAGGTAGTGCGGCTATTATTAACTTGGGCGGTACAGAAACGGTTGTATCAGCTAACACTGTTTTACCGGGAATTAACACGACAGTCAGTGATGCTATCATTGACGGGTTTATTGATGGCGTATTAGTTGATAGTGATGCTAACAGCGCAACGGTAAGCACTGGTGGAAATACAACTACTAACACTCTAGATACCACGGCTACTACTGTAGATCAAAGTACTATAGATGGAACTACTATAGATGCAACTACTATAGATCAAAGTACTATAGATTCAACTGTTGTTACACCAGAGACTGTTGTTACACCAGAGACTGTTGTAGATTCAACTGTTGTTACACCAGAGACTGTTGTTACACCAACGGTAACACCTCCAGTTATTGAGACTGTTGTAGATCCAACTACTGTATTACCTCCTACTGTTACACCTCCAGTTATTGAAACTGTTGTACCACCTACTACTGTGTTACCAGAGACTGTTGTACCACCTACTACTGTGTTGCCGCCAGAGACTGTTGTCACACCAACTACTGTATTACCAGAGACTGTTGTTACACCAACTACTGTATTACAAGAGACTGTGGTGCCTCCAACTACTGTATTACCGCCCGATGACGGTGGTGGCGGGGGCGGTGGCGGCGGTGGCGGCTTTAATTTTAGAGGTGGTACAAATATGTTTGAGCCACAGAATATAGGTATGCCGGGATTTGGAGATCCAGCACTACTTGCCGCAATGCAGTTCCCTATCGTAAATTATTTAGAACAATATCGTTCAGCAAGACAGCCTAAAGTTAACTCAATGGACGGCTTATTTAAGGACTATTTAGCATGACATACTTAAATTTAGTAAACAATGTCCTTAGACGTTTGCGAGAGGACGAAGTAACAACTGTGTACGCTAATACGTATAGCACTATGGTTGGTGACTATATTAACGACGCTAAGACACTAATGGAAAATACTTGGGATTGGTCACAGCTTAGGTCTACTGTTACGATTACTACTGCCGCAGATGACTACACGTATTCTCTTACAGGTTCACAGGACTACGGTAAAGTACTGACTATGGTTAACGATACATCTAATATAATTATGGAGTATCGTCCTCAGTCTTGGATTGACGAAAAGTATCTAATAGGAACACCTGCATCTGGTACACCTTCTTTTTACACTTACTACAGTGTTGATTCTAACGGTGACTCACAGATTGATGTGTATCCTAAACCTGATGGTGTTTACTCTATTAAAACTAAGATGGTAATTAGGAATGTTCCTTTGTCTGTTGATGCAGACACTCTTGCTATTCCTAGTCAGCCTGTTATTCACATGGCAGTAGCTCTGTTAGCTCGTGAACGTGGCGAGACAGGCGGTACATCTACCCCTGAGTACTTTGCTATAGCTGACAAATACCTATCAGATGCAATCGCTATGGATGCACAGAAGCACCCTGACGAAACCATCTGGTACACACCGTAGGAGTAAGCATGGCCCAGCCACTACAGAGTATTAACTTAGTTGCTCCTGCTTTTATGGGGATCAACACTGAGGATTCTCCTATAGCACAGGATACTGCTTTTGCAGAAGTTGCTGATAACGCTATCATTGACAGGCGTGGTCGTTTAGCTTCACGTAAAGGTAACACTGTTTTAAGTACAAACAAAACGGTACTAGGTACAGACTACCTACATAAGATACACGAGTTTTATGATAGTGCCGGTAACGAAGTAATCTTTAGTACTGGTAACAATAAGATTATGAAAGGCACTACGACACTAGTGGATGCTTCTCCGGGGTCATATACAATTTCAGCTAACGATTGGAAGATTGTAAACTTTAACGATCATGCTTACTTCTTTCAACGAGGTTATGAGCCTTTAGTCTATAGCCACTCACTAGGGGCAGTAACTAAAATGTCTAGTGTATCTGGCGCTCATGTAACAGCTAGTCAGTATTCTAATGAAGTTCTTGCTGCTTATGGTAGGTTGTTTGTTGTAGGTAATGCGACTAATGATAGTATTATTTATTGGTCTGACTTGTTAGTAGGACACAACTTTAGTAGTGGCTCTAGCGGATCTATAGATGTAGCTAAGGCATGGCCTAATGGGTTTGATAAAGTTGTAGCTCTTGCCGCACACAATAACTTTCT